ATACGGACCGCTCGAAGTATACGGGCACAACGATTTCACGAACGCGAAGGCGTGCCCCTCGTTTCAGGTTTCCGAGAAATTCGCGGACCTGAAACTTGACCCGACGAACCAACTTCCCAAACATTGAAACCCCGAAACAATGGAATTCTTGAAGGAAAATTGGGCAATCCTTTTGCCCGCCGCAATCGTCTTCTTCGACGTCGTAGCGAACCTGACGCCGTCCACGAAGGACAACAAAATTTCGTCGGCATTGGCGCGATTGGTAAACGCAATCGTCCCGGACAAGCGCAAATGAAAATCCTTGATTTGTTGGGGGCGTTTGATTTGACGGAAGCGTTTAAAACGAAAGGAGATTTGAAGCGATGGAGCGCGAAACGGACGATTGGGGGATTGATTGCGGCGACCGCCTGCAACGACATCCTTTTGAATGGTACGACGTGGCCCAACGTCGCGTTGTGCCTTGTGGCGATTTTGCCCCTTTGCCTTTCGTTTATGGATTAACTTTGCGCTGAAGCGATTCATCGCCTTCGTTGTTGTTTGATAGGGGGCTTCGTAACGACGGGGTCCCCTACTTTTTTCCCCATCCTGAAAAAAAAGTTGCAAGAAAGTTTGCAGGGCGAAAAAGGTTGTATATCTTTGCCAAACAAACAACGAAACAAAACGACGATGAATCAGCAAGTAACCACCCAAGATTTCATTAAGACGAAGCACATTCTTTCTTGCCGCACGGAAGAAAGAAGCGCATACGTAACCAAAGGAAATACGGGTTGGGTTTGCGCAATGGCAAAGCCGGGATTCCGGAATTCTTGCCGCTACGCAACCAAAAAAGCCGCGATGCAATGCGCGCTTGAATTTATGAACAACTAATAACTTCAAACAACGAAGACAATGGCAAGCATCCAATGCGCCCTTCGCACAACGTGCGAACATCTTATGGAGACAACCCCGGTGAAGGAACATTGGGCATACCTTCTGAATAACGCGTACGTCGTTACGTTACGGGACACGCCGTCGATAACGATTCAAGCGCGACCAACCCCGGAATCGATTACGGCGTTGATGGCAATCGTTCAGTTTTACGACGGCGAATTTGAATTGAAGTACGGGGAAATCGGATTTGAAATGCCGTACAAAACCCCGTACACGGAACCTTCAATTCGCCTTCAAATCTACCTGATGTAATGAACGAATTCAAAGACGACGTGAACGAGTACTTCGCCTTTTGGCGCGAACGCTTGCAAGGCAAAGACGATTACGGGATAGAATGGCATTGGCACAATGTCGAATCCGCAATTGACAAATTGAACGAATACATCCACAAAAACCACGACAAATGAAAATTACACAAATGACAACCCCGAAGCAATGGGAAGGGAAGTTCGGGACGATGTACGAAACCGAAGCGACGCTTGACGACGGGCGGATTGGGCAAGTGAATATGAAGCGTCCGGACACTTGGAAAATCGGCGACGAAGTGAACGTTGAAGCCACGGAAGGAACGTACGGATTGAAGTTTAAATTCAGCAAGCCGGACACGTTCGGCGGCGCGCAACGTTCGCCCGCTGAAAAGGACGCCGTACAACGCCGTATAGACGCGTCGTGGGCGGTTGGGCAATCGATTGGTATGTTGGGTCCGGACGCTACGTTTGATGCGCTTAAACGCAACGCAATCGCGTTGCTCGAACTTCGCGACGAAATCGCGGCAACGCTTGAACGGAAATCGTAATGTCCCGACCGCTTGCACAAGACAAGACAACGGAAACGGATTTGCGCGTGTATTGGCGAACAAGCCCCTTCGCGAATATGTCCGGATTGATGAAAATTGGAAACCTAACCGCTGAACAAGCACAACATTGGATTGATGAATTTGAACGGAAAAACGCCCCTCGAATTGCTTTTTTTGAGCCACTACCGGAGCATAACGGAAACGGCGGAAGCGATGCAATTGACGATTCCGACGCTTCGGAATTGGATATACCAAACCCCGCGCAACTTCCTCAAGTATTCCCGCGAATACGGGAAATTGACTGGCGCAGATTTTGATTCAATGGCAACCGCCGTAACCGAACAAGAAGAAGTAATTTATGGAACGCGCCGGGGTTTGGATTCCTGAACGGATATATCGGCTTCCGTTGTCGTTCGCGGAACGCATCTACCTTGCGGAAGTTGCTTCGTTCACGGACACGGGGCGCGAATGCTTCGCGTCGGACGCGCATTTTGCCGAACGCCTCGATTGCACGGAACAACAAGCCCGCCGGATTTTGCTTGCCCTTATCCGGGGCGGGTTCCTTGAACGCGATGGATGGGGCGGCAACCGAAACTTGCGCATTTCAGCGCAAGTACCTTCGGGAAGTTGCGCATTTAGGCGCGAGGATTTGCGCGAAAAGGCGCAAGAAGTTGCGCAAAAAAGCGCAAAAGTTGCGCGAAAAGGCGCACATACTAAACAATATACTAAACAATCTACTAAACAAGATACTAAACAAGGGATTGAAATGCCTTTTTCGGGTTCGGATTTCGCATCCGCTTGGGCGCAATGGCTTGAATACCGACGCGCTGAATCCGGGTTCAAGTACAAAAGCCCCGTTACCCAACAAGCCGCGTTACATTTCCTGCAAAAAATCGCGAACAACGATGAACGAACCGCAATTGAAATCATTGGCCAATCCATCGCATCCGGTTGGAAAGGATTCTTCCCAATCAAACGCGCTAACAACCGCGTACAACTTACGCGAACGGGATTCGAACGGCATCTTGAAGGTCGGAACGCCGGAACAAATGCACCGCAATGGCATCAGCGTTTCACGGGCGAACAAGGATGAAGGCGCGTATTTGCGCGCCGTTCTTGGGCGCGAATTGGTCGCCCTTACGAACGCCGTCAAGGTCAACAATACCTTCAATTCGGAGGAAGACGTTTATACGGCGATTGAAGACATCATTGACGAATTCAAGACGTTGAAGGTCGAGGAAGTATTGCACGTATTTTCTCAAATCCGGCGCGGAAAAATCGACCTTTTCGGGCGGCTTGATACGCCGACGATTTGCAAAGCCCTTCGGGAATACGACGTGAACGTTGCTTGCGAATTCAGGGAAAAGCACTACAAAGAAGCGATTGAAGAAGAAGCGTTGCGCGCGCCTTTGTTCCAAGAATTTATCGATTCCTTGCCGGACGTTCGCCCGACCTACGCGGAAATCCTGCAACGGCGTTCGAAGTTGTCGTTCGAGGAACGCGAAGCGATTCGCAAACGCGATGCAGAACGGAACACGCAAACGCCGGAAGCCGCGCACGACGGGCAATTGCAAGCGTCGGCGACCTAACGAAATAATTATTTGCTTATGGGAACGAAGCGCGCGGGATTGGTTGCAAAGTTGGATTCGGTTTTTTCGCGTTACATCCGGATGCGCGTTTGCGACGAATCAGGACACGCGGAATGTTTCACGTGTAACGTTCGGCGGCATTACCGGGAAGTAGACGCCGGGCATTTCATTACGCGTTCGAAGTACGCGACGCGATGGGACCCGGTGAACGTTCAGTTTCAATGCAAACGTTGCAATATGAACGGCGGGCGGCAATACGAATTCGGCTTGAAAATCGATGCCATACACGGCGAAGGAACCGCGGAAGAAATCCTTATAAGAAGCAACCGCGCCGCGCGTTATTCCAATGAGGATTTGGAGGCTTTAATCAGGTTTTATTCGGGCGAAGTACGTGAATTCGAAAAGTTCTTGGGATGAATTCGTATCAACGAATTACGCGTACTTGCTGAAAATCGCAAGGCGGTTCACGACGGATGATGGCGATTTGGTTTCGCACGTGTATCTGCGAGTAATCGACAAGCCGTTTCCGGAAAAGCCGATGGGCTACTTTTGTACGGCGATGTACGTTGAAGCGACGCGCGGGCAATTCAAGAAGATATATCGAATCGAGGACCGCGGCGCGATGCCTGAACTTTCGGAGGAACCGGATTTGCAAACGGCAATCCGGCTTGAACAAATGGAACTATACATTGACCGCTTGGGATTCTTCGACAAGACGATAATTCGGCTTTACATCGAAGGCACGAACCTTGCGGACGTCGCGCGCGAATCCGGGATTAAACCCGCGACGCTTTATCAATCCCTATCAAGAACGAAAAAATCACTTGCGAATGTTGTTCGTCAATCAAGAAGTAAGGGCGGAACGCCTTTCGATTTGTAAGGGTTGCCCCCATTACGTCCAATCAACGCGTACGTGCGGACCCATCTTGAAGGGGAAGCGCGTTAAAAAGGTTCAGTTGTGCGGATGCGTTATGCCCGTGAAAACCCAATTCAAGACGGCACATTGCCCGCTTGGGAAATGGGGCGGCGTAATCAGTCCCCAAGAAGCGCAAGAAATCGCCGAATTTTTGGGCGGGCTTGGGAACCAAATAACCGCCGAAGACAACGCGCGCCTTGCGGAAATCTATTCGAAGGCGTCCGGGTCGCAAGCGTCCGCTACAACGTGTTCGTCGTGCTTACGTGAACGCATCCGGGAAATCCGAAACCTCCTTTCGAACGACCCGGACCAATACGCGATTGAGGCAACCCCGAAGAAGTAGGAAAAAAAAAGTTTGCGTTTTTGTTGCGCGGGGAAATTCCTTGTCTATTTTTGTGGGGTCAAACAACGAAAGACACGCAAAATGAACAACGCGAAATTGACCAAAGCGGCAAACGTCGAAGAAGGAATGACATTGAAGTACAACAATGGCTTGTACAACAATGGCTTCTTGGAAACGTTTGAAATGCAGGTTCAATACACGGACCAATTACGCACGGGGCAAATTGTATTGAAGGGGAAGGTTACAAAGATTCTTACAACCGGAAAACGGGAACATTGGCATTCGCTTTACACCTTGATTGTCAACCCGAAGAAGGTGTTTCAGGTCCTGAACTAAACCAAACAAACAACCCGCCCCGCGGCTTCGGTCGCGGGGCTTTACTAAACAACGAAAGAAGATGAGCAAGTACAACGGATGGAGCAATTACGCGACGTGGCGCGTATATATTGAATTTTTCGACGGAACCGAAGGATTTGAAACGGACCGCGAATTTCTTGAAATGAGCGAATACGACCGCGCGAAATATTTGCAAGCAATGGTTGTAGATTTTATCGACGATGAATTGACCCAAAGCAAGGCAAATTCGATGATTTCCGGTTGGGTTAACGCTTGGATTGAAGACGTCAATTTTTTAGAAATCGCGCAACACCTAATCGAAGAATAAACATGAAACGCGATTACATTTCATTTTCGGCTTTAAAGGCGTTTGCCAAATCGCCGAACCATTACTTGCAGTATATCGCCGGGGACGCGCCGAAAACCGACGCAATGACCTTCGGAAGCGCGTTCCATTGTTTCGTACTTGAACCCGACCAATTCGATTTAAGGTACATCGTGCTTCCGAAGATGGACCGCCGGACGAAGGAAGGCAAGGCGGCGTTCGAATCGTTCAGCGCAAGCGGGCGGGAAATGATTTCGGAAGCCGATTTTCAAGCGATGCTTCGAATGCGGGATTCGGTAATGAGCAACCCCGCCGCGGTCGAATTGCTCGAAGGATGTATATATGAAGAACCCGTTTACCGATATTTTGAAGGGACGTATGTAAAAGGCATTGTCGACGCTTGGAGGAAGGGCGCGTTCATCCTCGACCTGAAGACGTGCGCGGACGCTTCCCCGGAAGGATTCGCACGGGCGGCGCATTTGTCGATGTACCATGAACAAGCCGCGTTGTATCGAACGGCTTGCGTTGAATCGCGGTTCTATTGGATTGCAATCGAGAACGTCGCCCCGTACAATTGCGCCGTTTACATCCAAAGCGAACGCGCGCACGAAATGGCATACCAAAGGGCGAAGGGGCTTGTTCGGAAGTTCGTTGAATGGGACGGGGAACCCGCGGCGTACTTCGGCGGTTGCAAGGAACTTGATTTGCCGCGTTGGGCTTGATTGCCCATCGATCGAAAAAAAACTTTCCGAAAAGTTTGCAGGGAAGAAAAAGCATCGTATGTTTGTCGGGTCAAACAACGAAAGAAAAACGACGATGAACAAGCAACAAGTGACTTTTGAAGATTTCAAAGCGACCAAATCGGGAATGATTTCCATGGAGTCAAACGGCAAGGAAGCAACGATTACTCAAAATGAATGTGGCCGTTTTTCTTTGTCCCTGAAAAAAAATGGATACTCGACAATGATGCGTTACTACGATTTCAACACGGCCGCGGAACTTGCGGTTGAGTTCATCAACGGATAAGAAAACAAATCGCCCCCGGCTTCGGTCGGGGGCTTCATCAAACAACAATGCCCAACATTCAATCAACGTCGATGCCTGAACGCGCCGCGCGCGATTTCAACGAATGGCACGAGGACCTACAATTCGAAAAGGACCTTGAACGCGCAATTGAGGATTTCAAGGCGTCCATCATTCAGAAGGTTCGAACACACTTGAACAAGCGATGAGCAAGCAAAGCATTGAGGCGTACCGGAAGGCGGTTGAAACCGGGCTTCCGAAGACGATTGCAGAAAAAATATATGTCCTAATGGACGAATGGGGACCGATGAACCTTGATGCAATGCGGAAGGTTACGAAGGTCAAGCATCAAACGCTTACGGCGACGTTGTCAATGATGCAGGACGCGGGCGCAATTCATCAAAACGAACACGGCGTTTGGCGCATCGTTTGGCTTGAAGCCGAACGGAAGAAATACGCCGAATTGCGGCGCAAAACGCGGTTCCTGAAATGGGTTCGGCTTGGGGAATCGGAAGGATTTTTTGAAGAATACCGGGAATACATTAAGGAATGGACCTGATTTACACGCCCGAAGAACGCGAAGAAATCGCGCGCAACATCCTTGCGTACGCCGAAGCCGGGCTTATCCATTACTACGGCGCGAAGAACCCGATGTTGAAGAACGAACCAATCGCGCAACGCGAATTCGCGCGACCGATGGACACGACGGAAACGCTTTGGTTGCAGGTTGTCGCGGAAGACGTTCGCGGAAATATCTTGCACAATGATTAAACGAATGCCCGTCGCGGATTTGCGGGAAAACCCGAACAACCCGCGAACGATTAAGGACGATAAGTTTCGCAAACTGGTTCAATCCGTCAAGGACTTTCCCGAAATGCTCGAAGCGCGCCCGATTGTATGCACGTCCGACGGCGTCGTTTTAGGGGGCAATATGCGATTAAAGGCGTTGCGGGAAGCCGGGATAAAGGACGTCCCCGTTTACGTCGTTAAATGGACGGAAAACAAGCAATCCGAGTTCCTGATTAAGGACAACGTCGGCTTCGGGGAATGGGATTGGGACATACTTGCGAACGAATGGGACGCGGCGGAATTGGAGGAATGGGGTTTGGACGTATGGCAATTGCCCGAAGATGAACCGACGCTTGACGAATTATTGGGGGAAGACAAAAACAAGCCCGCAACAATGAAAATCACGTTTAAGGACGTCGAACATTTACAAGACGCGGAAAACGAAATACAAGAGTTGATTGACCGCAAATATCCCGGGGCGTTTTATTCAGTTTCAGCGGGCGAAATATGAAACTTGAACCCGCATCGCGCGTTGCGATTGAATACGCGTGTAAGCATTTTCACTACGCGAAAGTTGTTCCGGCTGTTTCGGTTGCTTACGCGGTTTTTGAAGATGAAAAATGGTGCGGGGTTATTATATACGGACCCGGCGCAAGCGCGAAAATGGGCGAAAGTATAGGATTAATGCAAGGGCAATTTGTGGAATTAGTTCGGGTTGCGTTAAACGGGAAACAAAGCGCAACAAGTAAAGCGTTGGGGGCAAGTTTGCGCGCATTAAAACGCGACGCGCCGACATTAAAGGCGGTTGTTAGTTACGCCGACAAAGGACAAAATCACATTGGCACAATTTATCAAGCAACCAATTGGACGCTTATTGAAGAAATAAAAAGTTCAGGCGTGGAGTATTTATACAAAGGCAAATGGACGCACGACCGGGCAAGATATGAATGGAACGTTGATTTCAAGAAGTTGCCGAAACGAAAAAAAGCGGGAAAATACAAGTACGTCTATTTTTTCGACAAGAAAATAAAAAACCAATTTGCCCCGATTCCTTATCCGAAACGCGCAATTGATTCGCTCCAAACCTGACGAATAATGACAACTAAAAAACGGGCGATGCTTGCCGCCCTCGAAAAATCGCTTGGGATTGTAACGACCGCCGCGCGCGCCGCGGATGTTTCACGTGAAACGCATTATCGATGGATGGAGGAAGACGCGGAATACAAGGAAGCGGTTCGGCTTATCGGGGAACAAGCAATTGATTTCGCGGAATCACATTTGCACGCCCTAATCAAGGACAAAAACCCCGCGGCGGTTATCTTCTTCTTGAAGACGAAAGGCAAGGCGCGCGGATACGTCGAACGTCAAGAAATCCAAGTTGAGGAATCGCGCCCGTTGTCGTGGTTCAAGGAATGAAACTTGCCCGGACGTACTACGACGCGAAGGGATGCACGAAGCGCGTTCAGGTCCATCAAGGCGGGACGCGTTCGGGCAAAACGTATTCCCTTCTTCTCGTTCTCATTGAACTTTGCTATCAAAACAAGAACGCCGGGGCGACGATTACGATTTGCCGCAAGACGTTCCCCGCGTTGCGCGCGTCCGTAATGCGGGACTTCTTCGAAATCCTCAATCGGGAAGACGCGTATTCGGAGGAATTCCACAACAAATCAGAAGCGACCTACATTCTCTTCGGGAACCTCGTTGAGTTCATCAGCGTTGACCAACCGCAGAAAGTTCGGGGACGGAAGCGGGACGTTTTGTACATCAATGAGGCGAACGAATTGACGCTTGAAGATTGGCGGCAATTGCTCATCAGGACAACCGGGAACATCTTACTTGACTACAACCCGTCCGAAGAATTCCATTGGATTTATAACGACGTAATCCCGCGGGACGATGCGGCGTTTTTTCAAACGACATACAAGGACAATCCGCATCTTGACCCGGCGTTGATTGCAGAAATCGAACGCTTGAAGGATGCCGATTCGAACTTTTGGCGCGTGTACGGATTGGGGGAACGCGGGCAATCCCGAAGCACCATTTTTAACCATTACATCCAAGTTGAGGAAATCGGCGCGGAATGGCGTTTGCTTGGGTACGGGTTGGACTTCGGATACACGAACGACCCGACGGCGTGCGTCGCGGTTTACACGAATGGGTCGGGGTTCTTGTTCGACGAAGTGATGTATCAAACCGGGTTGTCCAATCGGCAAATCGCGCAACTTCTGAACGTAGGCAAATCGCAAGTTGTCGCCGATTCTGCCGAACCGAAATCGATTGACGAATTGCACGGATACGGGTTGAACGTACACCCGGCGAAGAAGGGTCCGGATTCGGTCCGGGCGGGAATCCAATTCTTGCATTCGCGCCCGATGGCGGTTACATCGCGAAGCGTGAACCTCATTAAAGAGTTGCGGAACTACAAATGGCGGGAAGACAAAAACGGACGCGTCCTGAACGAACCCGTCGACGCCTTCAATCACGCAATCGACGCGGCGCGTTACGCGGCGATGTTCAACCAATCGAACCCCAACTTCGGGAAGTACCGAATCGGCTAACGAAAAAAAAGTTTGCGGAAATGTTGCAGGACAAAAAAAGTCCCGTATCTTTGTGGGGTCAAACAACAACACGCACAACGATGAACGCTAATTGCAAAACCCAAATTGAAATTGTAAACGGCAAAACAATTTATTTGGAGGCAACGGAATGGGGCTATTTCATTCAAGTTTCCGATGGGTACACTTCCGATTATTTCAGCACAAAGAAGGATGCAATCGCCCGTCGCGCTGAAATCAAGAAAGAAATGAAAAAGGGTTGTTGGTGAATCGATGCAAGCAAGCAACACGCAAGGGGCTTCGGCCCCTTTTTTTGTGCCTAACTTTGAAGGAATCACCGATATTCCGTCAATAAGGAAATGCCGAATCCGAAGAATTGGGGCGACCTTACGTTGGGTCAATTGCAGGTCGCGATGTCCGACGCGTCCGACGTCGTTAAAACGGCGTCCCTCCTTCGCATTTCGGAAGCGAAGGCAAGGGAACTTACGCCCGATGAAATCGAATCGATTCTTGGGTCTTATAATGGCTTAAAAGAGGAAGCCGTACATCGCAAGACGTTCCGGTTGAACGGGACCGAATACGGCTTTATTCCGGATTGGTCGGAATTCAGCGTTGGGGAATGGATTGATTGCGAGAAATACCAATCGGATTTTTGGCCGAACGCGCATCGGCTGATGTCGATTCTTTATCGGCCAATCCGAATCAAGGGCGGCGACAAGTACGTTGTCGCGAAGTACACGGCGAAGGAGAACGCGGACGCGTTTAAGGAAATGCCCGCGGACCTGTTTAGCGGCGCAATGCTTTTTTTTTGGAATATCAAAGCGGAACGATTGGAAACTTTGATACACTCTTTAATTCGAACGGAAGCGGCGGCGATGCGTTCGCTATCAAATGGGGTTGGTACGCAACCCTCATCCAACTTGCCCAAGACGACCTTCGGCGTTTGGAGGAAGTTACGGAACTACCTACGCACGTCGTGTTTCAGCATTTGGCCTATTTAAAGGATTACGCGTTACAAATGAAAAAGAATGGTCACTCTTAATACATTCGTTAAACGATTCACGGACTTCGCGGCGAATCACTATTTCATCCGTTCGTTTTCGTTTGGCGCGCCGGAGGACGTCGATTTGTCGAAGGAAGGTTTGTACCCATTGATGCACGTTGTGTACACGGGGGCGACCTACGACGACGGCACGAAAACGCTTGATTTCGAAGTTTATATTTTGGATTTGCCGTCGCATTACGACAACAAAACCGAACGGCAAAAGGAGGTTGTCAGCGACGCGGAACAATGCGCGGAAGATGTACTTGCGGACATCGCGAACGGGAACAACATTTTCATTGACGATGAGAATTACAACGTAACGAACGCCGTTGTAACGCCCCTTGCGGAAGAAGGTAGCAACGTCCTTGCGGGCGTCCTTCTCGATTTGTCAATTGAAATCCCTTACGATAGGTCCGCTTGCGACGCGCCGATTGACGGCGTCCTTCCCGAAGGCGGCGGGTTCGTGTATCAACGCCGCGGATTGCTTCGCGTCCTGACTCAAAACGGCGCGGTCGACGTCGCATCGGTGAACACGATTCGCGTTACAAACGGGACGCTCATTGACGAAGGCGGCGGGATTGTTTCGATTGATACGGGCGGGGTTGAGTTGCTTCGCGATTTGACCGATGTAAACCTTACAGAAGCCCCGCTTGACCGCGAAGCGTTGGTGTACGACGAATCGTCGAACGAATGGATTGCCGCGGGCCCGGCGAAGTTGGATTTCCCCGTGTTCAACCCAAGCGGAACCGCAATCCCAATCGGGAAGGTTGTGCGCTTCAACGGCGCGGTTCAGGGCGACCGCCCTTGCATCGTCCTTGCCTCCGCGACGGGACTTGACCCGAAGACGATTGTCGGGATTACAAGCGAAGTAATCGCGGCGAATTCGCCCGGACACGTCCGCCCCTTCGGAACGATTTACGGCGTCAATACGGCGTCGTATTCGCTTGGAGCAATCTTGTATATATCTACAACGGCGGGGGAACTGACGCCGCTTGTAGCACAAGCCCCAACGCCGCGGATTCCGATTGCAGTTGTTACGCGCGTTCACGTCAACACGGGTCGAATCTTTGTCCGTACGTGGACGCCGAACCTTTCGTTGGGTGAATTAAAGGACGTGTATTTGCCGGGGACGCCCGTTACAAATGAATTGTTGGTTTGGGACGGCACAAGATGGACAACGAAAAGTTTGGGCGCAATTCCTCCGATTGGAGGAACGCCGCCGCCGGGCGGATTCAAGGGCGTTTTCTATCAAGACGCGGCGGGCGATTTGTCCGCAAATCAAAATTTTACTTACACATTGGCGACAAACGTTGTCAATGTAACGGGCATCGTAGTAACCACAATTAACGGGCGGACCGCGGCGACCGATTACGCGAAACTTGACGGCATCCAAGCCGGGGCGGAAGTGAACGTGAACGCGGATTGGAACGCATCAACCGGGGACGCCGCGATTCTGAACAAACCGACGCTTGCGGCGGTCGCAACATCGGGGGCGTACGCGGACCTTACGGGCATTCCGTCCCTCGTTACTTCGGTCGGGGCAACCGCGCCGATAACAAGCACGGGAACTACGACGCCGACAATCGCAATCAACGCCGCGACCACAAGCGCGGCGGGTTCAATGTCCGCCGCTGACAAAACCAAACTCGACGGCATCGCCGCGGGCGCGCAAGTGAACGCAAACGCGTTCGGGACAATCGTTGTCGCGGGTTCTTCGAACGTCGTGGCGGACAACCCGTCGGGAACGTTGACGCTTGTTGCAGGGGCGAACATTACGTTGACCGCGAACGCGGGGACGGACGCAATTACAATCAATTCAACGGGCGGCGGCGGGGGTGGCGGCGTTGCATCCGTAACGGGAACCGCCCCGATTGTTTCGAGCGGGGGAACGAACCCGGCAATCAGTATCACTGCGGCGACAACGTCCGCGGCGGGTTCAATGAGCGCCGCGCATTGGAACAAATTGGAAGGCATCGCGGCAGGCGCAGAAGTAAACGTTCAGTCCGATTGGAACGCCGCAAGCGGCGACGCGCTGATTCTGAACAAGCCGACGATTCCAAGCCAATATTCCGTCGTGGTCAACCATACGACCACGACGTATCAATTGGCTTTGCAGGACGCAAACGAGTTTATGGTTTGCAATTCCGCGACGAACTTTACAATTACAATCCCGCTTAATTCGGTCGCGGCGTTCGCGGTTGGAACTGAAATCGCGTTTATGCAACGAAGCACGGGAAGCGTTACAATTGTCGCGGCGTCGGGCGTTTCGTTGTTTACAAGCCAAACGGCAAAAACCGCAAAACAAAGCGCGGTTATTGCGATTAAGAAAATTGACACGGACGCTTGGGTTTGCGTCGGCGACCGCCTTGCAGTATGAACTTCTTTCATCACATAAGCAATTCGTATCAATCCCAAGCGACAATTGTAACGTCGGGCTTGGGGATTCATTACGATTTCCGCAACGCGGCTTGTTATCCCGGTTCCGGGAACGTTGTTACCGATTTAAGCGGAAATGGCCGAAGCCTTGTCTTTGTGAATTTGGCAACTTGGACGGGAACGTATTTTGATTTTGACGGCGTGAACGATTACGGGTCAATATCAAACATTGCTTCCGTTGATACGGCGGGAAGTGTTGGTTATTGGATTCGCTTGAATACAACATTAAGCACAACGTTATTGCAAAGAATCAGCGGAATAAATGCCAATTGGGAATTTGGGCGATTAGATGCGGCCGGCGAACCCGCGGCAACCGGTTGTTCCCCGGCAAACGTCCCGACGGCTTCGATTACGGCGGATTTAGGTACCTTCAATAACACGCACACAAACGGGGCGTTTTCATTTACGAATGCGGTTTGGGCAAATCTTGTCTTTACTTGGAGCATCGGGGGAACCGCTCAAACCTATATCAACGGGTCATTCGTTCATTCGTGCGCGCCCGTAAACGCCGCTCGAACCGGAACTTGGACAATAGGCAGAAGCCCCGGAAATACGGCGCGTTATTATTTCGGTCAATTGGGTTGGTTTACTTATTACAACCGCCAATTAAGCGGAACGGAAATCTTGCAGAATTTCAACGTAACAAAATCGAATTATGGGTATTAACATTTATCGGATTTACAACGCGGGCGACGTCTTGCCCGGCGATATTGAGCCGCCCCGATGGAGCGTTGACCATACAAAATGCATCGTTGAATTCGTGGTTTTACCTTCTGATGGATTGCCGACATACACGAAAGAACAAGCCTCAAACATTGCAAAGGGCGACGAATGGCAACCTACAATAAATGCGCACGGCGACGAAGTAAATAATTGACAATGAAGCAACGCGTTGAAAAGAAGTTGACCCGCGACATTCAGCGTCCCGGCGTTCACGCCAAAACGAAAACGTCGCGCCTGAAATCAAGCAAGAATTACAAGAAGGCGTACAAAGGTCAAGGACGTTGATAAACGCAATCCTGCAATACTTGGGTCCGGGAATGCCGCCGCCCTACAACCCGCGCGTCGATTTGAACGCGGACGGGTTTATTACAATTCTCGACCTTTTAATTGCCCTTGCATCGTATGGATAAGGAACTTTTGACGGCTTGGGAAACGTTCGCGCAAAAGGTTGTCGAAGCATCGCAACGCGAACTTGGGACGCGACGAATCGGGAAGAATAAGAACTACGGCGTCGCAACGCGGACGCTTCAAAAATCGCTTGCGTTCGGGATTGTCAAGGACTCAAAACGGATTAACGGGATTCAGTTCTTCGCGACGGGCAAGGCGCAGAATTACGCGCCGTTTATTCATTGGGGCGTGAACGGAACGAACCAAAGCCGGGGTTCGATGTTCTCGTTTAAGACGAAGCAACCGCCGCGGGAAGCGGTCCTTCAATGGATGCGCGTTAAACCCGTCCGGCTTCGAAACAAGGACGGGCAATTTATCAAGCAAACCGAACGCGGCTTGAATTCCGCCGCGTTCCTCATCGCGCGTTCAATCAAACGTAAGGGAATCGAAGGCGTCCGTTATTTCGTTAGCGGATTCGAACACGCGATTGTAAAACACGGCGCGCCGCTTGCGCAAGCAATCGGGCAAAGCGCGGTCGAACGAATGACAATCCGCGTCAATTCAAGGTCCGCAAAGATTAAAATCTAATGGCAAGCACGTTCCTACAAACGCCCGGCGCGGACACGTTCAAACCCGCGGGGCAACACTTGATGTACGCGTTCGAAACGGACATTGCGTACACAAGTACGTTTCGGTTTATTGTTTGGGTTTATGAGGATGGAACGCTTATCGGCAAATACTATTTAACGCCGAACGACAACGCGTCCGCGACGTTCGATTTGGGGCGCGTCATTCAGGGGCGATGCAAGGTCGACGATTCGCGCAACGGCGTCCAAGGAATCATTCATTCCCCGAACGCGACGTTCGCGTTAACAAGCGGGACGAACAATATCCGCAAGTACGAAGTAAAACTTGGAGAATATACCGGGACCGAATCCGCGGTTCAGGCAACTGCGACGGGATACTTCTTCGACGGATACGAACAACTTTCGTCCGGAATGCATCCTTCGTTTTCGGATTATTACGGGACCGATTCGACGAAGAAATTTTGGTTGACCGACCGCGAAGTTGTCGGGGATTACATTGACCTTGAAGCGGCGGACGAAGACGAAGGGGTTATTGCTTGCCTGATTCGCAACGCGGTTTTTTCAGGGGATTCGCTGATGTACGC